CAGGACATCGCCGAGTTGATGAACGCCACCGCCGAGAAGATGTTCGCCGACGGTGAGATCGACAAGCCGGTGATCGCGTCGAAGACCTGGGTCTGGCAGCTGCGTAAAGGCGAACGCGGCGGCCAGCCGATCGAGGTCGGTTCCCGGACGCTGATGGTCTTCGCCCGTGCGGTAGGTGTGCCCTTCGGCTACTTCGCCGGCGGCGAGGAGTACGCCGAGATCGAGGCCGAGCTAGCCAGGCTCATTGCTCTGAAGGCCAACACCGGGGCGATGAGTGTCGCTCACCGCGTGGCCAACCTGCCAGACCGCGAACGCGAGGCCGTGATGCAGGCGCTCGCCCAAGCCGAGGAACAGGCACGAAAGTAGACACGGCCCGCCTCTTCCGTCCCGCACGCAACACCCGCACACCCCTCACCCCAGGAGCTCGGCATGCAGCACGACTTCGCCGACTTGGCTGTCCGTCTCGGCCTCCCGGCCGAAAAGGACGTCGTCCAGTTGAGCCGCAACTTGTCGGCCCTGCTCGGCGGCCAGCCGGTAGAACTTCGGCGGATTCCGGCTGCGCCGGGACGTCCGTGTGGCCGCTCCTTCGTGACGTGGAGCGGCGACAGGGTGATCGAATACACCGCCCACATCAACGAGGGCTACGAGCGGCACAACGTCCTGCACGAGATCGGGCACTTCCTCATCGGCGACCTCGACCTGACCCCGGGAGACGCCCGTCTGCGGGGATTCTCGGGCCTGGACCCCGCCGCGGTAGCCCGCGTTTTCCAGCGCGCCCCCAGCACCGTGCACACCTCCGGCTCTGAAGAGATTGCCGAGGCCTTCGCCAGCTTCGCCGACGCCGTCTACATCAAGAGTGAGCTGCTGCCCGACCTCGTCGCCGCCCAGCCGACGGCCGGCGTCTCTGGTCCCGGCGGGGCAGCTCATGACGGTGATGAGGAGCGCCACACGCAACGGGCTCTGGACATTTACGAGGCCATCGGTCCGATGTGGTCTCGGATGACCTCGGTGTGCCCATCGGTGGTGTTGCCCTCAAACGGACCTACCACGGCGGTGCTGTGGTCTGATCCGATCTTCCGGCTGGCGCGCCGCGTCACTGAGATCCTCGACAGCTTGGACATCCTCGCGCGGCGGTTCGACCCTGCGGTCCGCGACCGAGCGGCCCGCCTGGCGCCGTTGCGAGACCCGTCTTCGGCGCTCTACGCAGCGGTGATCGACGATGCGATCCAGGCCGAGATCGAGGGCCGGCCGCTTCCGGCGGCACCGATGGAGCGAAGCGAGCCGCAGGTGGACTGCTGCTTCCACAGATTCAGCACCCTGCTTGCCGTGGCCAGCGCGTTCGACAGACTCCAGTAGCCCCGCAGCCCGCAACGGGAGCCTCCCGCATTTGGACCGCGGGGCGGGCGTGGGTTACCGATCGTGCACGAGACGGGCGTCGACGTCGAACAAGACGTCCCTGCTCTTCTCACTCAACGCCCCGACCGTAGTCGACTGTTGGACGAGCGAGCTGTGAACCGTCAGGAGCGCATTCCAGCCGGCAGTGAATCCCGGCCGGTCCACAGCGAGCGCGTCGACCAGCGACAGCATGGCCTCGGCGTGTGCGCGCCGGTCATCCTCGGATTCCAGCAGGGATGCGTGGGTGAGTACCGCGGCAGCCGCACCGAGAAAGCCCGCCAGGACCAACGGGTCGTCCAGGTCAGCGCCGTGCTGCGCTGCGTTGCGGTGCAGACGCTCGGCGATGCCGTCGGGATCCAGATCAGCCTGATCTGGCGTACCACTACCAGCGGTGTTCTCGCTCATGGCCGTCTCCCGTTGGAATTCACGAGGTGCGGGCGCCGGGCCGGTTTGCCGCCCGGCCATGCGCCACTTTGGGCTTCCAAAACGCGGACAGTATGGCCTACGCGGCTAGGCGCGGGCCAAGGCCCGGCTGGCGGCGGAGGCGCCGCGTGAACATTGGATTGGCTGTTCATATTGCCACGGCCGAATCGGGAGAAGGCCGGTTAAAGCCAGGTTCTTGACTCATCCTTGACCCATGATCACGGCATGTGGCAGCCATGCGCACGTACGGTGCTACGGGCCGACCTCGCGGGTCATTTGCGGGGCTTGACCACATCGAACCGGGCCGTCTGCTTCTTCCGGATCTTCGGTTCGCGCACGGCCGCCTTCAGCAGCCCAGCTCCCGTCAAATCACCCGCTTGGCCGAGTCCATGTGCCAGTGGCTCCAGCGCGGTCACCAGCCAGTCGCCGCCGGAGCCGATCGCCTTCCGAGCCTGCGCCGCACCAGCGGCCACCCCTGCCTCGTACGCATCGCCCAACTGGCTGGCCAGAAACACCGGGGTTCCGGCCGGTGGCCGGTAGGCGGCACGCAATGCGGTGGCGATCAACCGAAGAATGAGGCCGTCGTCGAGCTGCTTGGTCACAGTGTGCCCACGCGAGAGCTTGTACCGGGTGCCGTCGACGCCGACCACATACACGGGCGTCTCCTTGTCTGCGCCGGTTACAGGATCCGGCACTTTGATCTTGCCGGAGATCTCATCGGCGCCCAGCGTGGTCAGCTCCTCATCCAGCACCTCGCGGGCCGCGGTGACCGCGTCCGACAGCGCTGCGACACCATCCGCCAGTATCTCCGCTGCCTGGATCATCCGCGGCGTCACCACCGCCGGGTCCACCTTCCGCAACTGGTTGGCATGCTCGTGCACCGCGAAGGCTAGCCCGTCCCGAGCGTTTACGGTGGGATCGGTCGAGGCCTCCAACAGCTTGGACAGCAGCGCCTGCACCGCCGCACGCGGAGCAGACAAGGCCGGTGGGTTCACCGGGATCAGGTCTTCAGCCATGGCGCCCACCCACCCCACAGTGAGTCGCCGTCACCGCTGACCAGTCCCAGCGAAGGTCCCAACGACGGCCCTGTGCCTGGCGTCCTTCATCACCGTGGTGGCGAGCGCCGTGAGCCAGCCGGGTTCCGTAAGGCGGCGCCGCCCGACGTAGCCGGAGCCGGGCCCGATCAGCGGAGAGGCAGTGGGATTGGCGTGCTTGGGAACGTGACGGTCAGTGCTCATCAGGGTCATGGCTCTCTCGGTTCTGGTGCGAGGAACAAAAAAGCCCCGGCCGCACGAGGCGGTCCGGGGCGTGGAAGCGACGGGGGTCAGGCGACGGCGTGCTGCGCTGCTTGGCTGCCGGTGAACACCGTCCGATACAGCTCCTTGCACTCCGCCATCAGGGCCTGGCTCTCACCCGAGTCAAGGTTGCCGATGCCGGCGTGGTGATGGATGAGCGCGTGGATCCGCTCGATGTCCTTGTGGCTGCGTGTGGACTCCGCAGCGCGCGCCAGTATCGCCGCCAGCGCTGCGGCCGCTGGGCTCATCGGCGGCATTTGACCGCCAAGCTCCGCACGGCGTGCTGCCGCGGCGATGGCTAGGTCCACGAACAGCGTGGCGTTGATGAAGGTGCCGCGGAAGCGGTCGGTGAACCGGTCCTCAACCCGGTCGACCGCGTCGAGATGCTTCGCTTTGGCAAGCGAGGCGATGAAGTCCTCGGGCTCCCCGCGGCTACTCGGTGGCTCCACCTCTGTCGCGGCCAGGACCGGGATCACATCCAGCCCATTCCGAAGCGGACCGGTGCCGCCGGTCGTGGAGGTCCCAGCCTGTGCCTCATCAGGGGGCGTCGTCGTGGTTGGCGGCTGGTCGACGTCATGAGCCATGCGAGCCAGCGCGGTGATGAGCTCTTGCGCCTGCTGGGCGTCTAGGTCGCCGGGGCCGGAGACCCTGACACCGACGATGCCTGACACAAACTCCAGGCGCGCCTCCGGGTCGGCCGGACCGACCTGATCCAGTAGCGTCAGCAGCTCACTGACCTGGTCGCCATTTACGCGCTTGTCTCTGGAGCCAGGTCCTGGAACATCCTGACCGGGTTCTCCGGTGGTCAGCGCGTAGGCGTCAGCCGGATCGGGGCGCGGCGCGACATAGATTCGGGGCTGCGTGGCGCCGGCGGCGTCCAGCCCGAGACGCTCCATCAGCGTGTGCGTGGTGAAGTCCGGGATCTGCCGCTTCTCCCCAGGCGGGATTTGAAGCCGCAGTGAGCGCACGCCGGAGATCTCATAGGTCCGGTACGCCGGCATCGTGACCACCACGTCGACCTCGAACGGCAAATTCTTCTCGGCCCTGATCTTCCAGTCCCGGTCTTTGGTGGGCTGGCCTGCGGAATCCACCAGCGTCACGTACTCCAGCCGGGCGATCAGCAGCACCGGCCCGTCGTGCTGGCGCAGCACATCGATGAAGTCACCCCAGCGCTTCTTAGCCACGTTCCACAGATCCATGGTGATCGTGGCCTCGGAGTCCGGGTTCTTGCGGCGCCGATTGGCGATCGCCTGAGCCTCAGCAGTGAGCATCTCCCACAACTGCGTGACGTTGTCCACGACGATGGCGTTCGGCCTGTTGTCGTACCGGACCTGCTTGGTTGCCGCCCATGCGGCATACATGAGCCCTCTGTAGGTGCCGTCGTGGTCGCAGATCTCGTAGTTCGCACCGGGGACCTCACCGTAGTGGTTCGCGTCGCCCTCCCCGATCTCGATCCAGAAGGTACGGCCCACCAGCGGAGAGCCGGAGAACTCGGCTGCGGCGTACGACTTGCCGCACTTGTCGACCCCGGCCATCAAGATCAGTGGCCAAGGCGGCTTCCCGGTGGGGAGTCGGGTTTTGAGGAACGGGATTGCCGGATCTCGCGCGGATTGGTCGGTCGGGCCGCCGGAACGCGGCGGTGCGGCAACGGACATGGCGTCCTTCCAAGTGGGAAACACAGCACCCGTGGCGCCACAAGGCGCACACAGGCCAGGGAAACGCGTCTAGCCCCCGGGCCCTGGCGGACGCCTCGGAGGCTAGACGGATAGTTCGGAGGAGGGCGGTGGCCGGCGTGTGGACACAGCTTCGCCCGTGGAGAAAGAGGCTACGCAAGCGCGTTCAGGTAATCAAGACCCTGGCCAAGAAACTTCTGGTGAGCCCTTGATCGCGCACCTCATATAGACAGAATCGGGAAAAGTCGACACCAGGGTGGCAGCCCCAGAGGGTGGCGCCGGCTATGACTCTTCGGCGTGGCGGCGCCTGGCGATCTCTGTATGGATCTGCACAGCAAGCCTGGCCGCCACGCGGCGCCTACGGATCTCGTCACGGATGCGGGCGGCGCGGTTGGGGCCGACGCCAAAGTCTTTCCGCAACGCCGTGCCAGTGATCTTGCCAAGCGGGTTGTTGGCTACGGCCAGCCTGATGATCTCCCCGTCGGACAGATCCGCTGCGCCGAGTCGACCGGAGGGCACCGGACGCTTGGCAGCGAGTTGATCCGCCTTACTGGTGGGCCCCGGAGCGATCTGCTCTGCGCCACCGGTGGGGTCGGTGTCTACCGGTGCCCTGAAGCCAGACCCCACCGGTGGCCCCGGTTGGTTGACGGTGGGATGTTCGGTTCCCACCGGTGGCCCCAGCAGGCCCACCGGTGGGGTAGGCAGCCTGACGCCAACATTCCTTGGCCCAACCGTTGGGGGACTGTTTCGCATATTCGGCTCCGGCGCGGGGCCATCGGTGGGGGCGGGAACGTCGTGCCCCGTGCCGGCGGCGGCTTCAGAGGTCACCGGTGGGCTAGAGCCAGGCCTTAGAGGTTCAAGCTGTAGCAGAACCGCTCCCACCGGTGGCCTGAGCAGTCCCACCGGTGGGGCCACCGGTGAGCTAAGTACCCCGACCGGTGGGAGAGGATCCTTCGTTGAATCCACCGGTGGGCTGCTGGCGTGCTCGGCTTCCCCCACCGGTGGGAAAGGCTGGCCCACCTGGCCAGGAGGCCGGCCACTGGTGGATGGCGCGGGGCCCACCGGTGGGGACGTGGATCCACCGGTGGCGTCAGCGGTGGATAGTGCAGACCACTGCGACGCCACGTCGTCGCCCGGCTGATCCTCAACGGTGAAGGGATTTGCCTCGGCATCGTCGAGCGCTGCCCGGGGGTGCGGCAGCGCAACGACGGCATCTGTGAACGCAGGACCGCCCGTGCTCCGAGTGGACTGCGTGCCGGTCAGTTGGAGTGCTGCGGTGCAGGCCAGCATCAGCCCGTCCACTGTGAGCGGCAGCGTGTAGGCGATGACCGGAATAGTGCTGTAGTACTCCAGCAGAGAGCACAGGTGCAGGTAGGACGCCACCGCGACCGGTAGCCCGACCATCACCGCTGAGACGGCACGGACAGTGAACGACAGCTTGCCCTCCCGCCAGCGCGGGCGGGTGATCACCTCGGTCAAGATGAAGATCGCGACGGGGCAGAAAACCGCGACTGCCACGTCTCCCGGCGGTGGGACGTAGGCCGCCGGATCCCACAGCCGCGACCTAGGCCACCAAGGCGGCTGAACGTGCGGCGGGATGAATGTGTAGGCGACGTTGGCCAACACCGAGGCGAAAGCGCCAAGGACCAGGCCGGTGTAGATCCAGAAATCGATTCCGAAGCTGCGGGCAGTGGGCTCGGAATTGCCATCGATTGACGACATTGACCTCCTCAAGACTCGGAGGAGTAGTGGAAACCGGCCCATCGGTGGGCTGCGCTACCCACCATGGGCTTTGATCTTCCGCTGAGATTGCTCACGGATGAGTGTGTTGGGTGCGGCAGACACCTCTGCCCTCACCGGTAACCACGGTCGCCGCCGATCCTTGGCGGCTACCAGCGGGTGGGAGCAGGAATCTACCCGCGGCGCAAGCATGGCCGCGGGACGCGCGGGCGATAGCAGAGTTCGAAGTGAAGAGCCGATTGACTACTAGATAGGGAGAGGCTCAATTGACTCGACGGTGCTAGACACAACTCGGAGCCCCAGCGTCGCGAGTGCGGCGTTGAGAAGCTCCGGGCTCTGAAGCAGACGTGTGACCTCGTGCAACGCAGTATCCCCATCGTCAGCTGTTACGCCGCAGACGAGGCGCACTGAGGCGACGACGGCCGAATTTGTTGTTCCGCCGCCGTTGATCCGACGCCACCTTTGAGCTGCGTCGTCATCGACTGGGTGTCCGCGTTCCGCTGCTTTTGCCAAGAGTTCGTTCAAGTCCAACGCCCGATCGCGTCCGAACTTGAACAACACGGCGGCGGACGTTCCGGCTTCAACCCGGCTCCGTACCGTTTCGACACTGGTTCCCAAGACCTCGGCAGCTTCAGCGATGCCCAGCGGAACGCAGCCCGCTGGTACCGAGCGCTCCTCCCGTAGCGTTGCGACTACTGCATCCCTTGGCGTGTAGCCCGCGGCGACCAAACGTGCAAGAAGTGGAGACAGTACCCAGGCGGGTCTGCCACCAATCACGGCGTCGTTCTTCCCGAGTACGCGGAGTGCAGAGTCGGGGTTGTCCGCAATCTCGTGGATGCGTGTGCGAGTCAAGCCTACGATCTTCGCGATCTCGGGTAGGCCGACGAACACAACGGTGTTGGCGTTGATCGTCATGCGCGGCCTCCCAGATCCCGTTCGCAGGCGTTAGCCTGGCGGTGCGGAATCCATGGTGCCACGTTTTCCGGTGGCCATTCGGGCGCTGCCGATCATGCTGTGCTGGTGCTCAGCCGCAAGTCGCCTGCGAACGCCCAGCCTGTGCGGCGTTCCCACGCTGCGACGGCCTTACTGCGGTTCTGGGCGGGCTCGGTGGCGCGTAGAGCTTCGGTTGCAGCGAACCAGGCGTTCACCACGGTGCGTCCGGTCCTCTGCATGTGGCGTTCTGCTTCCGTGTCAGCGGTGCGTGCCGTCCGCGGCTCGCCGTGTCGCTCGGCGGTCTCGGCGAGGTTCGACAGCAGCAGTGCCGTCTCCGTGGCCCGGACGACGTCGGCGTGAATGGCATCGATCCACGCGCGGGTCTGAACGGCCTCGGGGTGCGGCATCTCGGCGGCTCGCTCGAAGACGAAGTGCTGAGCGTGGGCGCCGGAGGTGAGGAGTTCGGTGCAGGCCTCGCGCCGCTTGCGGCACGTCACCGTCACCGGGCCTTCGACGTCGGCTGTCGGGTCCGCCGTGGGATTGGCGATGGTGTCGATGAGCGCGCGGACCAGGTTGCCGGCTGCGTAGACCGGCAGGTCCGAGCTGGCGGGGAGGTGCTGAGCGGCGATGTCCAGTTCGGTCTGTTCGGCGTGCCGCCATAGGGCTTCAATCCGGGCTGGGATGGGGTCGGGGCCGTAGGCCTGGGCGTTGGTGAGAGGGTTGTCGCGCACTGCGGCGAGCGCTGCGCCTAGGGACATGCTGTCGCCGGTGGGCTGCTTGTAGGCGTCCAGGCAGGTGATGCGGGTCGCGTCCAGGACCGTCTCATCCAGTGCGGTGCCGGAGATCGACAGCCGCAGCGGTCCGGTCCGGGAAGTGCGCGGACACACACTCACCTGATCCGAGCGCACCGCCTTGGTGTCTAGTAGCACGGCGATGCTCATCGGGCGCCGGATGCGGACCAGGACCGCGGCGATGTCCCCAGCGTCGGCCACGCCGGTGGGGGCGAGTTCACCGATCGGGACGGGTCCGGCGCGCAGCAGGTGCTGGTCGCGGTCGAACTCCAGGCAGAGCCAGACGCTGCGGTCGGCGCCGGTGAGGTCGGTGACTTCGACGCTGGGCCGGTCGGCCAGATCAGCGAACGCCCCGGCCACGGCGGCGTCGTCGATGAGGTGCTCGATGCGCTGGGCCAGGAGCCGGCCCCCGGTGCGGGAAGTCGTGCCAGCGAGCGCCGGTTCGCGTTCGGCGGCCAGGCGGTCGGCGATGGTGGCGATGTCGATCGGGATCATCGGCGGCTCCCCTCGACGCTGATGGCGTACTTCAAGATGTGTGTCCTTGTGGGGTACGGGATGCGGGTGCGTTCAGACCGCAGCAGCGGAATCGTCCGGGTCGAGGCGTCAGCTGGGTTGGTGCAGGTCGAAGCCGTCGCGTGCCAGCGGGGTGATGCTGCGGGCCGTGGCTTCGGTGCTTTCGTTGGCGACTGCATCGAGCACGTGCTGGGCGCGGCGGATTGTGGAGCGGGCGGCGCGGATGGTGTCGAGTGCCCGGACTCGGTCGGCGGTGGCTCGGGCGGAGATTTTCACGGCGGTCTGGAGCCGCCAGGTCCACAGCAGGTCGGCGAGCCATGGTGCGGACAGGGCATGCCGGACGAGGGCGTGGCGGATATCGACGGTTCGGCGGGCTGCGGCAGTGACGCCGGCGTAGTCGTTCCGGTCAGGGATCGGATCGGCGGCGAGTTCGTGCAGGTGCGCCATGCGCTCGCCGAGCCGGTAACGGCTGGCCGGGACGCCGTAGCAGGACAGCGGGTTGGTGCGGACCACGTCGTTGTGGCGGTCGCGCACGCCGGTGGAGTCCCCGGAGTACACCCGACAGCGGAAGTTGGCCGGGTCGTCGGGGTCGTCGCCGACGTCCCAGGAGTCTTCGCGGGTCAGCCACACCACGCCGGTGATGCGTGGGCCGCGCACTACCCAGCGGACGGTGCCGCGTGCCAGGTCGACGTCCTCGGACAGGATGCGCAGTACTGCGCCGAGTTCCAGCGGCACCACCACAACGGCCGTGACTGTGCTGTCTCGGTTCATCGGGAACTCTTCACCCCCGTACGCGCGCGACGTCGACGCCGGGCATGGCTACGCGCCCGCTGCGAACGGGCAGGTCTTGACGGCGACGGCGGTGTGCGCAGTGCAGCGGCAGCGCGGATCAGTGTCCTCACCTCGGCGCGGGACAGGCTGCTGAATGCCAGGGTGCAGTGCCTGTCGTGGGGCCACATGTCTAGACGGAACTCAAGGGTGATGCTGTCGCCGTGTCCCCAGGCCACCGCCTCGTCGCGGCGCCGGTCGTCGTTGTCGCGCCAGTGCAGCCGGGGGAACAGCTTCTCGGCGGCGGCAAACAGGGCGTCGTCGGCAGCACGGCCTTCGGCGATCAGGTCTGCTTTGGCGTCCAGGACCCGATTGTTTTCCGACACGGTCGGCAGCAGGCGGCGCCGGATCTCTCCGGCCATCCGGGCTGCGCTCTTAGTCGCGCTGAACCCGATGTCGGCACTGCGATACCCTGAGACATCCCAGTGGCGGGTCCGGCCGAGGTCCTGGTCGTGCATGCCTCGGGCTTCGATCCAGTGCAGGCCGACGCGCAGCTGAATCACGTCCCCGGCCGGGCTGTGCAGCTCGACCCACTCAGGGTGGCCATAGCGGTCCGCGACCGCCTGCCACCCGTCGAGCTCGTAGGCGATGGCTGCGGCAACCTGCGCCGCTGTCGGGCCGTTCATGGCCGACCAGCCTTGGCCCGACCGCGCCGGGACGCCGCGCGGCGCCGGGCGTGCCGGCGCGGCGCGCTGCTTCGGCGGCGCGTTCTGGGACGGGCCAGGGTGGTCCCGCCGAGCAGATCGATGACGGCGCACGCGACCGACACCGGCACCTCGCGTAGATCCAGGCGGACGGTGTTGCCGAGGTGGTCGAGGCCGACGCGGTTGTATGACCCGTTGCGGCCCTTCCAGTGCGCGTCGAATCGGTGGTCCCGCACACTCAGATCGGGGCGGGCATCAGCTGGCAGGCGGGCCTGAAGGCGCCCGGCCTGCTTGGCGAAATAGTTGCGGCGAACCAGTTCGGCGGCGATGCTGGCGCGCTCAATGGACAGGGCGCGGGCGTAGGCGGGGAACAGGCGGCGGCGCATGTCCGCGACGATCGCCTCCGGGTCGCGGCTGGCGGTGAACCCGATCGTCGCCTTGTCGCAGTCGCTCCACCACCGGCCATCCAAGCTCGGAGTCAGGCCCGTGGCTGTTGCCTTGTGCCGACCGGGGGCGACCTCGATGCTGATGCGCCACTCGTCCTCGGGACTGGCCAGCTCGGTGCGGTAGTACATCTGGTTCGTGCGGTCGTGGAACCACGGCGGGCCCAGGGCATCGGCCAGCTCATCAGCCAGCGCCAGCAGGCCGGCCGGGGTCAGGCGGCCGTCGTCGGAGAAGCGCATCTCGCCTCCAGGAAGGAGCGGGTTCGGCGGTCGGTCGCATCGGCACCAGCCGTCGCAGCGGGCGCAGTCGCAGTCGTGGATGCACTCCGGGCAGTCCCGCTCGTCGCAGTGCACCCCGTGGACCAGGTGGGTGCGGTAGCCCTCGGGGGCGTGGATCCGGCCGTCGGCGCGGATCCACGACGACGGCTTGGGGTGCCAGTGCCGTGGTCGGCCGGACAGGTCAGCGCCAACGCGAACAGCAGCGGCGGCCTGGTCCTGGCCCAGCCATTCCAGGACCTTCGGGAGGTTCTTGTCAGGGCCGTAGCGCAGGAAAGTACCGTCGCAGGAGGCCGCGCCGTATCCCTGGGCGATCAGCAGCCGCTTACGGGAGTTCACGCGGCCAACGTGCACGATCTTGCCGCGTGGGATCGCCTCGGCAGCCAGGGCTTTAGCATGCTCGCCGAGCTTGAAAGCCGTGGACCCGGCGATGAACAGCACATCAAAGGTGTCCCACTCCACCATGCCGTCGGCCTCGGCGCCGTCCTGGGCGCAGAACGCCGCCGGCAACCCCAGCGCCTGGATCATGGCGAGCCAGCGCTGGGAGCATTTCAGCGTCGCGGCGGCGTCGAAGGGTACGTCCGGGGCCACGGCGAACAGGCACTGTTCGGTGCCGTAGAGCCGGACCATCCGAGCGAGCCAGGACAGCCAGGCGTCGTCCCCGACGTAGTGAGCCCCGAACTTCCCGTTGTCCGCGGCCCAGGTCGCCCCTGCCGGGATCCGGTTGTGCTGGTTCGGGGTGGTCATGCAGCCGATCAGCCCGGCCGACATTGCCGCGCGCACTGCCGGACTGGAGGGCGTGGACAGGTAGAGCATGGCTGCTCCAACATTGTCAAATATGTCATTGTCTTGATTTAGCAATGCAAAAAAGCTGCTTACTGTGGCTGGCAAGCGCAGAAACCATCAATGGGTTTCTTGTGGTGCAGAAAGCGTCGATGCAGCCAAAAGCCGGTCGGGAGTCAGATACGGTCGTCGGCATGGCCGCCACAGTTCAAGACAGCCCGGACGGCGATGACGAGCCGGTCTTCGAGCGTGTTCCGCCGCACGACCTGTCCGCTGAGCAGGCGACGCTCGGCGGAATGTTGCTGTCGAAGGACGCCATCGCAGAAGCCGTTGAAGTTGTAAGCGGTCGGGACTTTTATCGTCACGCACACCGGATCGTGTTCGAGGCGATTGCCACTTTGTACGTCGTTGGCGAGCCGGCCGACCCGGTGACGGTGGCCGCGAAACTCACCAAAGGCGGCGACATTGACCGTGCGGGCGGCGCTGCCTACATCCACACGCTGATCAACAGCGTCGCCAGCGCTGCGGAAACTGGCCACCACGCCGAGACTGTCCGAGAGAAGGCGGTGCTGCGGCGCCTCATTGAAAGTTCCGGCAGGATCATCGCGCACAGCTATGCCGCGCGAACCAGCGAAGACGCAGACCGTGTTATTGAGATGGCGCAGCAGGAGATTTTCAAACCGTCGATGCGGGATGAACAGCTGCCTCTGCCCCTCGCCGAGGCGATGGAGTGCGCGCTCGATGAGATCGAAGCCATCTCAAACCGGCCTAGGACGTTCTTCGGGATTCCGACCGGGTTCCGTGAGCTCGACCTTCTCACCAACGGGCTGCGTCCCGGCCAGCTTATTGTCATCGGGGCGAGGGCAGCTGTCGGCAAGAGCACGCTTGCCCTAGACCTAGCCCGCTCGTGTTCGGTACGCAACGGCCTGACTTCGGTGCTGTTCACTTTGGACACCACGCGTAACGAGACGATTATTCGGCTTCTATCCGCTGAGTCTCGGGTCCTCCTGCATCACGTGCGTTCCGGCACGATGAGCGATGAGGACTGGGCCAGGATTGCCCGCAGGATGGGCCCGGTATCCGAGGCGCCGCTGTTTATACAGGACCGGCCGAACATGACGTTCACCGATATCCGCGCTGTGTGCCGTCGCCTTCATGCGCGACATGACCTCCGTCTGGCGATCGTTGACGGCATCAATGACTTGACATACGGGACCCGACCCATGGACAACCGATACCAGGAGATTGCCGAGACCGCCCGGGGACTGAAGCAGATGGCCAAGGAACTGGGCATCCCCGTCGTCGCCACCTCCGGACTCAATCGGAACCCCGAAGCGCGCACGGACAAGCGGCCGATGCTATCCGACCTGCGCGACTCCGGAACCCTGGAAGAACAGGCCGACCTCGTCGTCCTGCTCCACCGCGAAGATGCCTACGAACGTGAATCTCCGCGCGCCGGACTTGCCGACATGTTCATCGCCAAGCACCGCCACGGTCCTACTGCCTGGATCGAGGTCGCCTTTCAAGGTCACTACTCTCGCTTCGTCGATACCGCCGACAACCACAGAAACGCCAGGCATGAAGCCGGGCTTGATGGGGACGACGATACATCCGCCGCCTTACGCGACGATCAGGATACGGAAGAAGACTCCGACCCGACGCAGACCCCTGAAGCAGAGGCCAAGTAGACCCGCCAGCGTAGGCTTCTACTTGCACTCGATCCTTAGCGAAGCCGTCGCGGAGGGAGCCCACTCATCGCCGCCAAGCCACGAGTCGAACCGCCACCTGCGCCGAAATGGTGCGGATATTGCGACGGGGACACCCGCCTTATCCTCATCGCCGTGGGTGAGGAACAGGTCCCAGCCCGATGCCGGTGTAGCCCGAAGTACGGCAAACCGCTGCTAGACCTTTGGTACGGGCCCCGGCAGGTCGAAGGATGGCCAATTACGGCATGGTGCGGCACGTGTGACGAGCGCACCCGCCTGGCCGACACTGCGGCCGGGGCGGTGACACGCTGCCGCTGTCACCCGCTGTATGGGCAGCCGCTCGACACCGACGTCCGACCAGTTCCGATACTGGTTGTCGACGGGGACGAGGTCTCGAAACCAGCCCGACCGAATTGGTGCGGTACCTGCGATGAGGTCACCCGCCAGCGGCAAGAAGAGTCGGGGCGGATGGCGCGGTGCTGCTGCCACCCCCTGTACGGAAAGGTTACAGACCCGGACGTCCGCCCAGTGCCCGTACGTGAGATGGATGCCGACGGGGACGATATTCCCAAGCCGAACCGGCCGAACTGGTGCGGTACCTGTGATCAGGCCACCCGCCTCTTGGCAACCACGACCGGCCAGATGATGCGGTGCCGCTGTCACCCCATGCATGCAGACCCTACGACCGACCCACGACCCGAACCCGTCAAAGCTGCCTCACCACGACGCGTGGCCGCCACCGCCACCGGCATCCGGGGCACGCTTCGGGATGCCCGAGGAGGCCGGTGGTCTCGGCCACCCCACGCCGACACGTAACTCCTTGGGCTGCCTCGGCAGGCTCGTGGCCCGTCAGACGAGCCAGGAGCGAGACAGACGGGCCATGACGTAGGCGAGGAACGCGGTGCGCTGAGAGGCGGGCACCAAACGGGACAGGGTCACCAGGTGCTCGATGGCCGCCTCCACCGGGTCGTCCTTCTTCGCGGCGCGTTGGCGTGCCAGCAGCCCGAGTTCGGCCTCGGCCGCACGGTGCCGGGCGGCGACCCGCTCGTGCAGCTTGGTGTTGGCGCGGCCTCCGGCGTACTTCGGCTGGCCGTGGCGTACGAGGCGGTCGGTGTTGGGTCGGGTGACCTGGATGTCGTAGATGGCGCCGACGGTGTAGGAGCCTTGGGCTTTGAACAGCAGCTCCTCGTCTGCCTCGTCGATCCAGGCGTGCAGGCGCTGCTTCTTGGTGCCGATGCGGCTGCCGCCGAACACCCACCGTTCGGCGGCGGGCTCGGGCGTTTCACTGTCGATGATCGGAGCCCTAGGGGGTTTGGGGCGACCGGGGTCAGGCCGCCAGTCCGACGGGGGCGAGAGCGTGCTTCGCCCGGTCTGCTGCGAGCTGCTCGGCGATCGGCCAGCCCTGCCGCCGCTCGTCGCTTTCCAGCAGGAGCTTGAACGCGGCGTAGGCCTGTGCCGGGACGACGCCGTTGCCGATGCGGGCGAGCTGTTCGTTCACGGGGACGTCGGGGACTTCGGTGACCCACCCCTGGGGTAGGCCCATCAGCCACTCGCAGAACCGCGGGGACAGCTTGATTCCGCCGCGCGGGCCGCGCATCACCGGCACGGGGGCGGCCTTACGGGTCAGTACTTCCCACCGGTACACCGCGGCGGCGAACTTGCCCCACCAGTGGGGCGGGGAGTGTGGCCCGTCGGGCGCCTGGTCTTCAGGTGCGACGTGCAGCAGGAAGCAGACCTCGTCGGTGAGGGTCGGGCCGTGCCCGCCGGCCTTGCGCTGCCACACCGTGCCGTGGTCGGTGTCGATGCGGACCTCGGTCATCCGCAGCTCGTGGCTGGCGGCGTGGTAGGCCAGCACGAGGGCGCGGGCGGTGGGTTCGTCGGCGGCGTGCAGCACGTAGGTGTAGGGAGCTTCGCCGTCGTGGCGTTCGGGGCCGGCCACGGTCACCGTGAACACCGGCATGCAGTCAGGGAGCATCGGCAGCCCTCGAAGGTGCGGCCAGGATGTCCTCGATGACGGCCAGGACTTCGGTGCTGCTGGCGGTGGGGTTGAACAGGCGGCGTGCCGTGGCGGTGTTGATGCGCAGCAGCCGCTGAGCGGCCAGCGAGATCCGTTCGCTGTCGGGCAGCGACTCCGGCCGCACCACCGAGCTGGTCAGGACATGGCGGCGCCGAGTGTGGGACACCGCGCAGCGGGCCCGACGCCATTCGAACCGACCGCCGGAGAGCACAATCGCCCAGCCCCCGACACAGTACGTGGTGAGCGACGCCCTGCCGGTCTTCACGCGGGCGGCCCAGAACCGGTTGTCGTGCAGGTCCGGGCGGGTGCGTATCAGGTCGGCGATGGTGGACAACAGGGCGACGTTGACCGGGGGAGACCAGATTGCTGTCGGGCAGCGGCCGCAGATCAGTGCCTGGCCGTCGCCGTGGTTGGCGGTGTGCGGGTAGATCTCGCCGAACCGGTCGTCGGCCTCGGGGGCAGTGGTCTCCAGCCGCTCCAGCAGGTTCGGCACCGTGAGCGCCGCCTCTTTGCGGTCGACGGGCGGAAGCACAGCAGCGAAGTCGGCGCGGATTGCCAGCAGCATGCACGTCCGGCACAGGTTGAGCCACTGTCTGTCCGGTGTGGTGTAGCGGTAGCCGATGGGTATCACGGCAGTTCACCGTCTTCCCGGTCGGATGCGGTGGTCAGGGCGGTGCACGGGGCGCAGTCCGTGCCGCAGCTTGCCGGGGCGGTCCGGGCCCAGGTGATGAATGCCTCGGTCTCGGCGATGATCTCGTTCATGTCCTGGGTGCCGCGTTCCTCAAGCCAGTCCGCGGACTCGGCGTCGACGCCCGCCCGCAGCATCGCGATGGTGCCTCGGGCGTCGCGCTGTTCCCGGTGGGCGGCGGCGACAGCCTGGCCAAGACAGTGGGTGCCGACGGTCGCCATGAACGCCGCTCTCTGCTGGTCTTCCTGCTGTCCGTTGTCCGGCTGCCGCGCATCCGTGGCCGGGACCTGCTGGTGTTCAGGCGCGGCCGGTTCCGGTTCAGGGGCGGGGTCCTGGCCGGGGGTGCGTAGCGGCATCATCAGGTAGCGGTAGCCGTCGTGGTTGTCGGCGGTCAGGTTGTGGTGGCCGGTGAGCACGGCCGGTTTGGACGGGATGGTGAAGCCGAAGCGGACGTACCGGGTGCCCAGGGTCTTCAGCCCGTCGATGAGGAAGCTTGGGTTGAACGAGGCGACCAGTGGTGTCTCGCCGGGCCAGGCTGCGGCGACGGCTTCGCAGGCCTGCGCCTCGTCACCGGCTCCGGCCTCCAGGAGTACGGCGGTGCCGTCGAAGCTGAGCCGGATCGGCGAGGTGCGGTCGGCGACCAGAGCGACCCGCTCGACGCCGGCCAGCAGGGCCTTGGTGTCGGCGACTGCGCCAGTGTTTTGCGTCGGGAACAGGGATCGGTATCTGACGTACTCGCCGCTGAGGCAGCGGCCGGTGGTGGACTGCTCCCCGAAGGCCAGCCCGGCGAGCCCGGCCCGGTGCTCGGCCGCGATCCGCAGCTTGGTGCGCTGCTCGGCGACCTCCCGTGCCTTCACGACGTCTGGGTGGCCGTGCCACATCCGAGACTCCAGCTCGACCAAGACCTGAAGTGCCTTGGCTTCGGCTGCGATCTCGTCGCTGGCGTCAGGCTGCCAGGTCAGGCGTAGGTTGCCGACGGTCTTGGCCCAGCGCTTGGCCACCGTCTTGAGGAACTTTGCGGGCAGCAGTGCCGTCCACGGCTCAGTGTCCGGGTCGTCGGGGATCCACGGGACCTCGGCGGTGGCCAGCCGGAACCGGTCGGTGCCGGCCAGTGTCAGCGCCTTGCCATCCCCGGTGATCTGGATGCCGGTCAGCATCGGGATCGTGTCGTCACGGGCTGCGGAGATGACGACGCGTTTGATGGCGGCCATCAGCGCCGGCGCATCGACCCAGCCACCGCCCGGCGGGAACGGCGGCAGCTGCGGGTAGTCCTCGACCGGGAGCGTCTGGAGTGTGTACTGGGTGGGCCCGGCCTGCACGATCAGCTTGGAGCCTTCGGCGAGCAGCGTGACGCAGTCGGCATCCAGCTTCCTCAGCAGGTCGTGCAGCAGCCTGCCGTGTACCAGGAGCCTGCCCGGCGTGGCCGTCTCGGCAGGGATCCGGTCGCGGGTCGCATGGTCGTAGTTCCACGCGGACAGCGTCAGATGGCCTTCGGCCGCTTCCAGCACGATCCCGGCCAGCACCGGAGCGGCCGGTCTGGCCGGAAGGCTGGCGGACACGCCGGTGCCTGCCACCAGCAGAGCCTTGCGATCGACGGTCGTGCTGAACTGTGGCTTGGCCGGGGTAACAGAGACGCCCGCCGCCTGTTCGGCTGCGGGCGCGATCGAGTCGACGGTTATGGTGCGCTCCTTCGGTATCGGTCGGCGATATCACCGGCCAGGCGCTCGCCTGGCGCCGGTCAACGGCGCTCAGGCCAGTCGGTGTCCGGGTGCCGTTGGCGTAGGTGAACAGCTCGCCGCTGGCGTGCACCCAGTGCACGGTGGTGACCCCGTCGATGACGTATGCGGTGTAGACGGGGTTGAGGAACCCGAACACGGCGGTCTCCTCAGCGGTTGAAGGCGGCGGCCAGCTCCATCGCCCGGATCCCGGAGTCGCCGAGCTTGTGCGCGGTATCCGGATCGTCGATGGTCTGGGCCACGGAGGTGACGGCGTGCAGGATCCCGCCGGAGGTGGTCACCCCGCCCTTGATGAAGTGGTTGAGCAGCTCGGCCTGTGCAGCCTTCGGCATCTCCAGGGTCTTGACGACGTACTCGATCGTCTTGGGTGCGTCGGCCACCGGCACCCCGGCGGCGGCGTGCATGGCCTCGATCTTCTTCTGCACGTACTCCGGGGTCAGCCAGTTTGTGACCGCATCGGTGGTCTGCGAGGTCACCAGGGCCTTGAATGCCGCCACCGTGGCTGCCGACGGATCGATGGTGCCGTCGTCCAGCTTGGCCCCGATGTGCGCTCGGGACACGGTGTCCATGTTCTGTACCAGGCCGTTGCCGCAGACCTCGGCGCGCAGCCACGGGGTGATGGTGTACTTCCCGGCGCCGACCTCGGAGTTGGAGAAGCGGAATCCGGCGCTGATGATCGGCATGTTCTCGCCGGTGCGGGACGGGTCGAACGGGGATCGGTATCCGGCCAGCAGCCCGGGGGCGGCCACGGCGATTTGCGGGGCCACGACGGTGACGTACATCCGGGTCTCCGACAGGTCGCAGGAGGTGACCTCGACGTCGACGCCGGCCGCCCGGATCCCGTCCAGGGCGCACAGCAGCACATCCAGGTTGTCGATGATGCCGTAGCGGGAGGACAGCAGGGCCCGCAGCACCCCGCCGCCGCGCTGCGGATCGACCAGCAGCCGCAGCAGGAAGGACTTGCCGGAGTCCCCGGCATCCGCCAGCCAGTGTCCTACATTCGCCTCCCACAGCCCCGGCGCGTCGGTGCGCAGGCGGCGCAGGTACTCCAGCGGGATCTTCAGCTTGGCGGCGATCTGGGTCTCGGCGTGCCGGGTCGGGATGTACAGCCCGTCCAGCATCGTCACGCCGTCTTCGTCGATGTGCGGCACCGTCTGCGGGATCGACAGACGGGCGGCGTCGGCGCGCAGCTGGGCGGCCGGGACCACCACATCCACGGCCTTGGCGGCCTGCGCCGTCAACATGTCGAACAGCGTGTTCAGGTCGGCGTTGCGCAGGGTCAGGCCCTCACCCGGGGTGGGGGCGGGCCGGTCCAGGACAGCGGGCTCACTCAACGGGTCACGATCCTTTTCAAGAGGTCAGAACGGGAACGGCCGCCCGCACGAGACGGGCGGCCGGGATCCGGAGTAGCCGCCGGTCAGGCGGCGATCTGCTCGGTGGCTCGCGGTACGGTGGCCGCCCGGTAGGCGGTCAGCAGCACTGCCGCCTGCTGCTGCGTCAGGTTGCGCAGCCGCACACTCACCACGTCGTCTGTGCCGGAGGCGGTGACCTTCACGTCCCGATCGGTCGAGCGCAGCACCGTGTTCCAGCCCAGCCGCAACGTGTCGTCATCGGGGGTGACGGTGCCGGTGTCGATCAGCGGCGCCAGCTCGGTCTTGCGCTTGTCGGCGAAGCCCGCCTCCTCGGCACGCAGCCGTGCGAAGAACGCGGCGGCGGCGCGGTTGTGCCCCAGCACGGTCGTCTCCACGATCTCGGCCGCCGTCACCGGGTCCATCCCGGACGGGATCGGAATGCTCGCGCCGTGGTAGTCGTGGTCGCCGCCGTCGATGCGGAACTCGGATCTGATCAGTACGAATCCGACGGTGTTGGTCGAGTTCCATTGCAGTGTCAGCGTGGATCCCGTGCTGATGGCGAGGGTGGCAATGGTGTAGGCGGTCGGCGCCTTCGGATCACGGTTGTGCCAGTGCGACCCGATCGGGTACTGCCGGATAGTGAGGGTTGTCTCGCCGGGCAGCGCGTCGGCGAGCGTCTGCGCCCATGCGGTGTAGGCGGACAGCAGCTCGCGGTTGCGGTCGGTGTCGTCGGTCATTCGTGCCCTTCTCCAACAGGTGGTGTGGCGGCCAGGGCTGGGCGTTCGGCCCACGGGCCGGTGCGGATCATCAGGGTGATGACGTCGCGGGCGGAGGTGCGCATGCCGTTGTCGATCCACTGCTGGTGGACGGTGTCGCCTGCGGCGTCGGTCCATCGCAGGTGCCAGTCGACGCCTCGGGAGCGGTCGGCGTGGCCGATGCTGATGCAGCAGCAGCTGGTGCCGCCGCTGCACTCCCGAGCCCTTTCGGCGCGCTCCCACCTGGGTAGCGCCAGCATCTGCGGGTGCGCGGTGGTTCCCGCCCACGCGCTGAACTCGTGCTCGGAGCCACCCGGGCGGACCTGGTATCCGATCTGCCAGGCGTAGTCCCGGCCGGCGAAGCGGGCCGTGCCGCGCTCCCACCGCGTCGTGGCCGTGGTCGCGGCACGCTCAGGATCGGTGACCAGCACCACCGGCTCCGGTGCCGCGACGCCTCCTGTGACCGGGTCCATGCTGGTCTCGACCGGCAGCCCGGCCTCCTCGTTGGCGTCCATCAGACAGAACACACAGGAGCGCGGCCCGTGGCCGGGAAACCAGCGGGGTTCGGCAAGGCGCGGATGGACCGCTGCGAAGTCGGCCTGCACCGCCCAGCCCTCCAGCGCGAGCTGGTGCCGAAACCAGTCGGTGTCGGGGCTCTTGCGCCGGTCGTATTCGGCGTGCTGCTCGGCCCAGGCCACAGCGGCCCGCTCGAAAGCGGCCACGGTGTAGGCGGTGCCGGTCACCGGGTCGATCTCGAAGGCCTGCGCGCCATTCAGGATGTTCAGCGCACAGCGCAGCACCGCCCGTTCCGGCTCGCTGTCGGCAGTGAGGACATCGAGCCACAGAGCCTTGCGCACCCGGTCGGTCTCCGCGTCAGCCACGGGGACCGCCGGGGTAGAAGGCGACCGGGCCCTGTACCGTGGTCACGGTCCCGCCGCTGGCGGTGCGGTAGGTGACGGTGACGTTGTAGAACCCGCGGGGCGGGGACCAGGAGTCCATAGCGTCGCAGAACCGGCCGTCGAAGTACTCCCGGGTGCGGCCGTACTCGGTGTTGCTGGCGCCAGGCACCGGGACCGCGCGGCCGTGCACAATTCGGTTCAGCTGCACCGTGCAGGAACGGACCCGGCCTGAGGCGTGGTTGATCTGCTCGTTGCGGTCGAGCCCGGTGATGGACTCGCCGCCGAACGTCCCGTCCGGCAGCGGCCCGTCGCAGGCATCGGACTCAACACCGCCGTGCCAGTACGCGCCGACGTGCGCCGACCGGCACGAGTACGGGTTCACGGAGTGAGGCGCGCTAGACGCCTGCGGGACTGTGGCAGTGCCGACCAGCAGCACGGCGGCCGTGATGCTCCAGATGCTCAACCCAACCACCCCCGCCGCCACAGCGCCGAGCCGACCAGATACCCGGTGGAAACGGCCCCGGCGGTAAGAACCCTGGCCGGGCCGTGCAGCAGACACAGCGCCCACCATCCGGTGTAGGCCGTGTAGACGGCGGCCACACCGGTCAGGAACTGCCCCAGCTGGGTGGGGGTGCGGCGGCGCCGGGGCCGTGAGACTACCTTGGAGGCGACCGCCCGGACCTTCACCAGCACCGGCGGCACGGCCGGTATGACCTCGGGCGGTTCTGCGGAGACAGCGGACATCAGCAACTCCCATCAGGAAGTGGTGGAAGACGGCACGGGGTGGGACGCGGCACGGCCCGGGTCCGCCGGTACGGGGCAGACCCGGGCCGCACTGCCTTCCCACCCGCCTCAGCGGGCGGTCAGGTGCTCGGGGTTATGACTACCGCAGGGTTCGGATGCCCCTGCGATATCACCTTCACGATCTTGATGATGTTGGGGTAGACCCCGAGGGTGTCGTGGCGGGTTCCGCGTATCTCGACCTTGTATACGCCGCCGTACATCAGCTGGCTGTACAGGTCTTGCGAGTTCAACTTGTGCGCGCTGATCTCGTTGTGGTCAGCGAACACCCCGGTGTCGGTGAATATCCGCCAGGTGCAGGAGGCGATGCTGCCGGTGGTTGGGGTGGCGCAGTCTGCTCGCTTGTCCACGACGGTGATGGTCACCGTTGCCTGGCTGGCGGCTCGACTGTGCAACGCCTGGTGCAGCGCGTAGACGAGCAGGGCGGTCAGGACGCAGACCACGGCTACTATCACGGCTATGGTCCCCTTCATGCTGCGCGTCACTGTCGCGTCGGCCAAATAGTCCTCCCGATCGCGATGGGTGAGGCCGTGCCGGCTGGCACGCAGCACTGCCCCGACACCGGGCCGGGGCGGTGCCGCGAAGTCAGCGGATCAGCCTCAGGTGCCGGGCGTGGCGGTCGCGCCGGGCATGACGGGGTACCTGGTACGGCCGGACGATCTCGCCGACCAGAGCAGTCAGCTCGGCGAGGGCGTTGCCGGGGGCGAACAGCGCCCGTGCCTGCGGGCCGGTCAGGTTCAGGACTTCCGCAGCGGCGTCCCACACCTGCACCGACCGGTCATCCAGGCGCACCCACAGCGACGGCAGCACGTCGTACCCAGCCAGTTCCACGGCGATCGCGGCGAAACAGTGCAGCCACGAGTCCTGGCGCCACAGCTGCGGGTTGGCCTGGATGAACGCCAGCGTGGCGCGCAGTCCGTGAACATCGGCCACGGTTCAGCCCTCCCCGACCGGCACGGGCTTGCCGTCGCGCCAGTCCAGGTCGGCCAGGTCGGAGAACGTCTCCGTCCCCTGCTCCAGACGAAGCAGCGCCAGCAGCATGGCGGGGATGTCGATCCCGGCTTCGGCCAGAATCGAGGCCAGCCAGTTAGCGTCCGGGACCTCCTCCGGTTGCGCCCCGGCCACCGCCTCGAACGGTCTGCCCGGCGGTTTAATCTGGCAGAAGTAGGTACGCGCCTCGGGATCCCACCCGACGATGGTCACCGCATCGGGGTGTTCGTGCACTGAGTTCGCTATCAGGTGGCGGCTCACGCGCCGTCCTCTCCGATCAGCAGGAGGAAACGCCGACGGGCCACGCAAGGTGCGCGGCCCGTCGAGGCGTGGGGGTGTGGTGCTTCAGACGGCGATCTTCGCGGGCTTCACGTTGTTGATCTTCTTGAGGCTGATCTGGTCCAGCTCCGCGACCGGGTCGGTGTTCTCCGGCTCGTCGGCGACCGGGGTGGCCAGCAACTCCTCCACGAGGCGGGCGGGCAGGTCCAGAACGGTCAGCGCCGCCTTGGCCTTCTTCGCGTCGCCGCCGGTCGCCATGTCCAGGGTCGAGGCCAGCAGGTACACCACCGCATCCCGCATCTGCTCGGCCTTCTCCGCGACCGTGTCCAGCCGGGTGACCGGGTCCACCGCCGCCTTCCCCCGCGCCGGCTTACGCACCTCTCGGCCGTAGCCGGAGGCCATCGACTCGATCAGGTCGTCCAGCTCCACGGCCAGCGTCGGCGCGGGCTCGGTCTCGGCCAGGATCACCGCCACCGCCCGCTTCCCGCCGATGTTCACCACGGACAGGACCCGGGACAGCGACGGCACCGCCTCGGCCAGCAGATCGGTGTCGTCCAGGTAGGACTGCACCTGGCGGATGGTCTGGTAGACGCTGTTCCCGCCGTCGGTGGCGAGGGTGATCTCCAGGTTCTTCACGGACGCGGCCATGTTCTCTCCTTCAGTGGTGGTGGCGGTGCTGACGGTGCTGTCGGACTTCTTCTTGCGGCGGAACCAGAGGCGCATCACGGCCCCTCTCGGTGGTGGACGGCTACCGGTACGGGGCTCACAGGTCCTCGACCTCGGACAGGTCGGAGATCGACGCGATCTGCTCGCCGGACACGGCGTCGCGCACCACGAACCCCGACGACCCCGGGGTGATCAGGTAGGTGCGGCGGCCGTCGGTGGCAGTCCAGGACGACGCGGACTCGTTGATCACGATGGACATGGCGGAACCCCTCAGACAGGAATCAGAACTCGGATGGTGCGCGGGCCTGGCCGGACTGGCCTCCCTCATGCGCGGAACAACGGCGGCCCCTCAAGACCGTCTGGCACCTTGACCCGCTACGACAGCGGACCCAGGTCGGCGGGAATCAACCGGCCCCGCCCGGCCGGAACAGCGGGATCAGGACGCCAGGGCCCAGTCGGCCTGGCTCAACGGGATGGAGTGCACCCGCACCGAGCAGACCCGGGACCGGGCCTGCGACCATGGCTCACCGGTGCCCCACCCGCCGTAGCGGATGATGTCGCGCACCGCCCGGTTACGTGCGGTCTCGGTCGCATCCTCCGCGAACAGGCACGGCAGACACGCCGTGCCCTCGCACAGCTCACCGTGCACACACGTCGCCCGCCCCACAGCGGCGAACATCCGGCGCGAGGCCTCCATCACCTCCAGATGCGCCACCGTCAGCAGATGCGCATCCCACCCGTTCGCCGACCGCTGAGCCCACTGCTGACGCAGACCACCCAGACGGCCACCCAACGCCCGCACCGCCCGCGTCCGCTCACCACGCAGACCCGACGGACCGGCACCGCCGAACGGACGGCGACGCTTCACACCCTTGGACACAACAAACTCCTGACACAGTTGTGATGGACACTCCCGCGTCCCGGCGCGCCACGGTGGACGGGTCAAGGACCATGCGGGGATGACGGTGTTGTCACGCCACGAGGCGTGTCACCCGGACCAGGAAACGGTCACGGGGTCGTGCTGGCCGTTGTCGTCTGGCGTGTCGGCGGGTCCGGCGGGATGACGCCATGTCCGGACAGCAACACGATCAGGCCGATCGCGGCGAACACGGCGATCAGCGCGAACGAGGCCCAGAAGATGCGGTCTTCGTTCTTGTCGTAGTTGCTCACCGGTGTGTCTCCGGTCGCCAGGCTGCGGCGTCGCGCAGGTCGTTGGCGGTGTCCTCAGCGGTGTTACGTGCCCGATCGAACCAGGGGAACAGGCGCAGACCGTAGGCATATCGGATCCAGGCGGTGAGGTGCTCCAGCGCTTCCCCGTACCGCTGGTCCTTGGACTCATCCAGGTCGCCCGGGATCGGGGTGCCGAATATGGCGATGCGCACGGCGCCGATGACGTCCACTCGGCAGTCGCGGGGACGCACACCGCCAGCGGACTGTTCGCTGTCGTAGTAGCTGCCCCGGTGCAGGCCGTTGCGCAGCACGAACTCCGCAGCGCGGCGCAGGTCTGCCTCCACCTGATGCAGGTCGGGGAGCACAGCGATGCTGTCGGCCGTCCTCACGCTGCCACCACAGGGGCAGGCGTCGGCGAGATCCAGGCCGCTGCCTTGCGCAGCAGCAGCGCCATCTGTGCGGCGGTGCGCCCGTCGGCGTCGTTGTAGTCGGTGATGACCGTGTCGCCGTAGAACGCGGCCAGGTAGCGGCGCACGTGTTCGCTGGCCGCGTTGATCTGCGGGTTGTTGAATTCCCCGCTGGGTATGGGCTCGCCGGTGATGGCGATGTTGATCGAGCCCAGGCCGCACACCCGCGCCTGCGACGGCGGGACGCCTTCGGTGTAGACCTGGTCGTGGTCGAAGTAGTTGCCCTGCATCAGCCCGTTGGTGAGCTGGATGCGGGAGGCTTTGCGCAGGTCGGCGCGGACCTGGGCGAGGGGGTCGGCGCTCATGGCCGTTCCTCCGTGATGTGTGGGAGTCCCCGTGCCGAATGCGGCACGGTTCGCGTCCGGACGTGGAGTTGCACCACGCACCGCGCCGGTCACCGGGGAAGGGGTGGCGGGAGGGCTCACCGTTCCCACACGGGACGGTGCCGGACCTGCCCCGGCCTGGTGCGGCCCGCTACAACAGGCAGGCACCAGTCCGGTAGGAATCCCTTTATTGGCCGCTTACACGGACCGTGGATAGCAGGGTGGACAGCACGGCTCCATAACCGCTGTCGCTGGGGTCACCCTCCGAGGCTTAGCTCCCCTGCATCCACACGCGAATTCGCTCGCGCAGCCTTCTATGACCAGCCGACACCCGAGGGTGCGCGGTGGTGTCTCCCGGTGCTCCGCAGCACGGGGGAGAGCGTTAGCGTCCACGTCTGGCAGCCGTGGGCGGGCCCCGACCGATGCCGGACCCGTGGACACGCCTTCCCGTCGGTAGCGGGGTGGCGATGTCCATAGCCGGGCGAGGCGTACGGCGCATGGGGTTGTGAAGTTTTGGGTCGGCGGTCAGCCCGCCGCGCCAACCGCACGGCCCCGTGAAGAGCGGGGGCCGTGAGGCTCGCGCGGCGACCCGTCACCGGGCCGTGCGAGGGGTGGATCAGACGTTGGCGCCAGCGGCGAACCACTTCCTGTCCGCGCCCACCGTGACCATCACCTGTGTGAAGGACTGCGGCGCGGGAGTGGTGGGTACAGCGCGCGCCGGTTGGACAGTGCGCACAGCAGCCGTGACCGGTGCCTCCGCCCGTCTGCGCCTGCCCCCGCTGTAGGGGGTGAAGCGCGGCCCGGACAGCTGCCACGCCACTTGACGGTTCGCCTGTTCGTCCCGCTGGCGCTCCCGCTTGACCCGCAGCGCACCCGCAAGGCGCGGGTCCGTCGAGTACACGAACCGATGCGCCGTCTTGCCCGGGATACCGCTCGCGGTTCCGGCGGTACGCGCCTTCACCCGTTCCAGTTGTGCGGCCCGCTCTTGTGCGAGCCGCGCAAGCGTGGCCGCCCTGCGCTCCGCCGCCCGTTCGGGCGAGGTCTCCGGTTCCTCCACCGTCCCGCCTCCCTTCCGTCCTGCCGTTCCCCGCCGGACCGTCCGGCGACATGGAGAACGTTAGGTTTTAACACGGAGCTCGTCAACCATGGCAGGTCAGAACCCTTATCGCGCGCCTTCGTGGGGTCACTTCCATACCTCCCCTGCGCCGCGCGCCGTGCGCCGCCCGTGAGCCCGAATCAAGATCAAAGAGAGCACAAGTCGGGGGACTGATACGCACCGCCACCAGCGCGAATCAAGATCGCTGGCGCCCATTCGATCATGCTCTTGTTATTAGGGGGTTTATGGATGGTGTGGGTTCCCGGGATTTTTGACCCCCCGGAGATCAATTTGTAAGGAGCCTTACTCGGGGGCATGTCGGCTGACCTGCGCAGAGAATCGTTTGTGCTCGTTCTCGGCGCTCCGTACTCTCTTCAGCAGCGGGCATCGGTGTGCCCACACGCACCCAGCCGCCCTGTCCGGCCCGGCCTTGTTGAGCCGCGACGACATCCCCACCAGGCTTCCCCGCGGCTCCCGTGCGCTCGACGCACGGCGAACGGCCGGCGGTGGTCTGGTTCCCCCTGGTTCACCTCACCCCCGGTCATGCGGGTCGGTGTTCTGCGCTGTCCGGAAGGGACCCACGACGATGACGACGATGACGGCGCAGCCACGGCTCGCGGCACTGATCGGTGAGCTGCCGGCCTGGATGTCTTATGGGGCGTGCCGGGATGAGGACCCGGATCTGTTCTTCGGCGTCGACCCCGGGTTCGGCTGCTACGGCGAGCTCAAGACGGAACGTGTTGCCCGGGAGAGGGCGGCCAAGGCGGTGTGTGCCGAGTGCCCGGTCCAGGACTTGTGCCTGGAGTTCGCACTGTCCACGCCGGAGCACGACGGGGTGTGGGGTGGCCTGACCGACAAGGAGCGCCGCCGGATGCGCCAGGCCGCAGGACGGCAGGCCACGTACTCCTCCTGACCCGATTCATTCCTGAGCCCCAACCCCGGGGTTCTCCTAGACCGCCGGCCGCCGGATTGCGGCGTGAGCGGCCATGCCCGCGTGCACCCCCCTTTGCAGCGGCAGGCCCGCGCCGAACACATCCGGCGGTCGGCAACCACAACTTCATACACAACTGAATCAGGATACGGATATGACCGAGCCGACCGGTCCCATGCCCGCTCCCGGGCCGCCGCCTCGACCGTGCAGCGCGCCGTCATGCACCGGCGCGGCCGTGCTCCAGTGGCAGCGCGTAGCCACCGAGGCCGAGCTGGCCCAGGCCACGCTGCCGCCGGGGGAGACCAGAGCGAACGTCGCGGTCTTCGGCTGCGAGACCCACGCCATGGACCTGAACTCCGCGGCATACCTGCACTTGGCCACCTGCACCTGGCCCGGGCCGTGTACCTGCCTGAACACCGGGACGACGTCGTGAGCGGCCCGAAGCGCTCCTCGCGGGCGCGCGCCACCCACGCACAGGTCGCCGAGCGCCGCGCCAAGGCCGTGCGGATGAAGGTGTCCGGTGCGCGGCTGGAGGACATTGCCACAGCTCTCGGTTACGGCAGCGCCAACCACGTCAGCGTCGACATCCGCCGGGCCCTGGCGGCGAACGTGCGCGAACAGTCCGCGGCCACCGAGGAGTACATCGCCATTGAGCAGCTGCGCCTGGACGAGCTGCTATGTGCAGTGTGGGAGGAGGCGATGGCCGGATCCCCACGGCATGTCGAACTCGGCGTGCGGATTGTGGAGGCCCGGCGACGTCTGTTCCCGCAGCAGCAGGTGGTTGCGCTCACCACTGTCGAGTCGGAGATCCTGCGGCTGGAGAACGAACTGGCCGCGCGCCAGGCGATCGCCGACGGCGACGTCATCGAGACCGACCTGGAGCCGTGACCCCGCCGCGGGGTCGGCGCGGTGGTGAGTCGCTGGAGGCGGTGAAGCTTGCCCGGCTTCAGCGACTGCGGCAGCTCCAGGAGGAGATCGACGCCGCCCGCGCCCGCGAAGCCGCCGGCCGCGACGTGTTCGCCGCCCTGGACTACATTCCCACGCCGCGCCAGGCCGAGTTCCACGCCGCCACCGAGTTCGATGTCCTGCTCGGCGGATCAGCTGGTGGAGGGAAGACGAAGGCCCTGATCTCCGAGGGCATCAAAGACTGCATCCGCTACTCAGGCATCCGCATCGGTGCGTTTCGCCGTACCTACGGCGAGCTGAAGGAGTCCCTGCTCGCCGAACTGGCGAACTACTCCTACGCCCAGGTGCTGGGCGGAGTGTGGAACGGCTCGGAGTTCGAGCTGAGATTCCCGAACAAGTCCGTGATCATGTTCCGGTACGCGGAGACGATCCTGGACGCCACGCGACGTCAGGGCGGGCAGTACCAGTTGCTGCTATTCGACGAGAGGACGCTTACGCCTCCGGATGTGATCGCGTTCCTGGAGTCCCGGCTGCGCTCCGGCCGCGCCGACATCCCGGTGATCGGGATCCGCTCCGGCTCGAACCCCGGGGGTCCGGGGCACCTGGCTGTGAAGACCCGCTATGTCGACGCCACCAACTACGGCCGCAGGATCGTCACCGACGCCCGCGGCCGGCAGGTGCGGTTCATCCCGTCCTCGGTGACCGACAACCCACACCTGAACCGCGAGTACGTCGACGACCTGAAGGCGCTGCCAGACAAACTGCGCAAGGCGTTCCTGGAAGGCGACTGGTCCAGCTTCGCCGGGCAGGCCTTCGACTTCCGCGCCGACCGGCACGTCATCTCCCCGATCGCGATCCCCGAGTCCTGGCGCCGATACAACGGCATCGACTGGGGGTTCGCCAAGCCCTATGCGGTGCTGTGGGGCGCGGTCGATGAAGACGGCCGTGTCTATATATACAGAGAGCACTACGGCCCCGGTGTCGGCGAAGGCGAGCAGGCCCACCGGATCGTGGCGGCGGAGACGGAGAGGGAAGTCGTCGTCGCCCGGTACGCCGATGATGCGATGTGGGCGACCCGTGGCGACGCCAAACCCATCTCCGACGTCTATGCCGACAACGGGGTGCATCTCACCCCGGCCGGTAAGGGCAAGGGCTCGCGGGTCACCGGGTGGCAGCGGGTGCGCTCCTACCTGGCTGAGGCCCCGGCGTGTCCGCATCACCGCGCGATGGGCTGGGAGACCTGCCCGCTGCTGCATGTGCTCGACGTGTGCGAGAACCTGATCCGCACGCTGCCGGCGCTGCCGCACGCCACCACCGGGGACCCGGAGGACATCGACACCGACGCCGAAGACCACGCCGCCGACGCCCTGCGCTACATGCTGATCAACCTCGGCGCCGGCCCGGAGTTCGTCATCTTCGACACCGAGACCTCCGAGGTCGTCCCGGCCACGATCGGCGCTTTCGGGTACCGGCCGCCGGAGTACCAGGCTTCGCCGTGGTGGGAGCAGACCGCACCCACCGACAGCGGAGAGGAGATGGACCACCAGCAGTGGTGGCCCTAACACAACTGAATAGACAACTTAATATTGTGTGGTGGCAGCGCGGCGGATCTCCGGCGCGCCGCGCTGCTGCTGCGCATCGCCGCCAAAGTGTTCATCAGCGGCCTTCGACGCGATCTCCGTTGCTGCATCGGCGAACTTCCGTGCGATGTATGCCAGCGTCTCTACCACTCGAATGGTCACCAGGCGGCGGGTTTGCTCCTTGGTGAGGATTGCCTGGCGATGGGTCTCCGACTCGTCACTGCCCACTGGCATTTCGTTCCGCCTCTCGTTCGTCGTAGAAGCCTAAGAGTGGCGCAACACTCCGAAGCGCGAGGGCTACATCTCGAAACTGGTGACCCTTTGCCGTGGTGGAAGATGACCGGGCTTCAGACGTTCGGGCTTGGCCCTGCCCCAATCCACGTTCCGTTCACGTTGAACACTGTGAGCCGCGAGGCAACCTCGGTCGAAACCGCCCAGTCGCAGAGTCCTGCGTCTCCGGTTCCGCGGTACGGTCCCAGCAGGGGTGGTTGTAGAGGTTTGGCGGCATCCAGGCGCAGCATATGTGGAATGTCCTGCGGGTGACCGATGAGGAACTGGATGCCTGAAAGCTGCCATGAAGCTTCGTTGATGAGCGCGACGGTGGCGGGCGTCATGGTCAACTTCCGCATTGGACGGACATCGAAGTTATCACTCGGTTGCCCCGCGCCGACCACCATCAGCACGGCGATCTCTGGGGAAAGGGGGAAGACGACGTTCGCCAGGCCAGTCTCGGGGTCTTGAAGCGGCGCTGCGTAGCCTTTGTCATTCACGAAGAACCGTGGTCCGTCCGCAGGCCGGCGTACGAGGGCGTATCGGCAGTCCGCCATAAAAGCGGGCGTGTTGGCCAACGTCTTGAGCCGCTCCAGCTGGAGCTCGTCCCGCGTTGGGGTCCCGATTCTCTGTGTGGCAAGGTAGGTCGCCGCCCTCACAAGGTAGTCCGGGCTGCGAGCCGACTGGCCAATCATGTGCTCCAACACTGTCCGCCAGTCGCTCGGGGTGAAGCTTCCTCGCTCCAGCGCTCTGATCGCGCTAGGCAGCTTTGCCTCGTACGAATCCCAGATCTTGTCGATGATGTTCCGGTCGACTCCTGGCGGCGGGTTATCGAAAGCGTACGCATCGCGCTCTTTTGCGATCGTTTCGGCTCGCTGGTTCGGAAGAATTCGGCCGGAGTCCGCAGCTAGGCGTACCGCAACCCGAGCGAGCCGAAGATTTCCGCTGTCCTTGCCCTTTCCAGGGACGCCGAAGCCGCCGATCATGCTCGCCGGTAGGTAGTGCGGTATCCCAGAGGAACTAGACATGCATCCATGGTGCAGCAGTTCCGTTTGCCCTGCCCCAAGTTTTGAACCGTTGAGATCTCGACAGGTAGGGCAGGGGGCGGACAGCGGGCGCATGCCAAAGAGTCAACCGCGCGCTCAGAGGGCTCGGCACGTAACTTTACATCGAAAGGTGGCAAAAGCGTGGGTCTACGTGCCGCACTGCGCCGCCGCCCAAGCAAAGACATTGTCTATGCCCCGGCGCAGGTGGAGCGAAAGGGGTATGAGTACGGGATCCCGGACACCGGGATCGGCGAGTACGACCAGGGCATCGGCAACGCCGGCCCGGCCGACCGCCGCACCACCCTGAAGACCCTGTACGACGCCTACGTGGCCTGCCCCTGGGCCTTCTCCGCCGTTAACGCAATCGTGCGCACCATCACGGCCGGTGGCCTGGTCACCGACTGGGACTCCGACACCGGCCAGGGCGACCAGCCCCAGCCGGTGAAGCCGGCCAACGTCCTCGCCTTGGAGCGGATGCTCGCCTGGTGCAACTCCCGCGACGACATCCGCCAGGTGATGCGCGGCGCGATCGTGGACCTTCTGGTCTACGGCGACGCCTACTTGGAACTGGTGTGGGTCGGCAATCAGCCGGTGGCCCTGTACAACCTCGACTGCCCTTCGATCTACCCGATCGCCGACGCCCACGGTCACATCAGTGGATACGTGCAGGTGACCGAGTACGGGCAGCGCGCGACCTTCGAGACCCGCGAAGTCATCCACATCCCCTACGACTCCTTGCGTACCGGCGTGTTTGGACTGTCCCCCACGCAGGCCGCGATGTTGCCCATCACGTGCTGGCTTTTCGCCGCCGGGAACAGCAAGCAAGTCTTCAGGAGAGGCAACCCGCCCACAGTCCATGTGGACATGCCCGCCGGTATGTCCTCCTCCGACGTGCGCCGCTGGGATGCGATGTACGCCCAGCGTAACCTCGGCTCCGACAACGTCGGCCGCCCGATCATCACCAAGGGCGGCGCCCACGTCCAGGAGCTGGCCCCGGCGCGCATCGTCGATGCCATCTCCTTCCTGGATCAGAAGCGCGACGAGATCCTCGCCGTCTACGGCGTGCCGCCCGCGAAGGGCGGTGTGATCGAGGCCGGCCACTTGGGCGCAGGCACCGGCGAAGCCCAAGACCGCACCTTCCGCGTCAACACCTGCGCACCCATCGCCGAGATCGTCCTGGAGAAGCTCAACTTCCACCTGGTCAAGAACGGGTTCCGGATCGACGGGTGGCGGCTGAAGTTCGGCGACATCGACTGGCGAGACTCCAAGATCGTCGAGGATATTCGCGACGCCCGGCTGCGCAACGGCTCCTGGACCCTCAACAGGTACCGGGCCGAGATCGGCGAACCCCCGGTGCCCGGCGGCGACACCGCAGTCCTGGTCGACCGCCAGAACCTGGTCCTCTGGCGTGACATCGCTGTCATGTCCGAGGCGATGGTCTTGGCCAAGCGTGCCCCCGGCGTTGCAGCACAGGACCCGACCATCTCCGCTAACCCGGCCGCCGACCTCAACGGCGGCCTGGCCAAACCGGTCACCGGCGGCATGGGTGAGACAGCCGAGGCGGAGCACATGCCGCCGTGGGCGGCGGCGATCCTCGTGGGCCTGGCTGACCTGTCCAAAGCGGTCACCGGTCTGGCGCGGTCCGAGGAGGTCAGCCGCGAACAGACCAAGATCCTGCTATGAGGCGCCTGGGTTCCCCTCTGGTGCCGCCTTTAGGGTCCTGGCCTGTTGGCTTTTTCATGTAGGCGCTGTAAAACCGCAGTACGATTTTGGGTGTAGCTAGCTACCTTCTCTTAGTGATTGGTGCGCTGAGCTGCCAAGAGACAGAAGCTCACGCCCGGGATACCAGCTCGGGCGTGAGCTTCGTCTGGTCAGCGGGTCTTGAAGACCGTGATGACCAGCCCGGCGAGTTGGATTAGCAGCGCGGCGATGCGCAACTGCTGCTCGTCAGGCTTCTTCTTCATGAAACCGCCACCTCCTTTCGGGACAGCTTCTCCGCAGAGAAGTCGGTCGGTGAGGAAGCGCTTCCGAGCTCACGATATCGAAGCCCACATGATCTGACTAAGGCTTCTGCTAAAGAGCTGACGCCAATAGTGAACAAAATGGTACACATTAACCCTGTTTCAGGTAACGTGCGCCTGGAATCTAGGCCTATGGCAAATCAAGATCATGTAGTGGTTTACGTATCCGAGGCCGCTTCGGAGTCTGAACCGCTGGTGGCGCTGGAACCAGCCACTGTGCCGTCTCATCCGCTACGGGCGATGGACGTGACCTGCTTCCTGCCCAAACGGATCGGCTGAGCCGAGAAGGGACCCGGTGTGTCCAATCCGGTCTACGCCCCCAACGCGGCGACGCTGTTCAACTCGGCAGTCAACGGGTTCGAGGACTTCGCCACCGCATCGGTGTCCTCTGGCCCGGTCGACCTGTCCGCCAGCACCGACGTGCTCCTGGCCGTCACCGTCCCGGCCGGGGCGCTGTCCGGCACCAACCCGGCGCTCACCGTGCAGCTTGACGGTGTGGACCCGGCCGGCAATCCGATCGCCGCGATGGTGAAGACCGCCGCGATCACAGCAGCTGGCACCTACACGGTGTGCGGCGGCCTGCACAGCTCCGCGCTGGTGCTGCCCGCGATGGGGCGGGTGACCGTTACCCTGGGCGGCGCTGGCACGGCTGCAACCGGCATCCAGATCACTGTGACCGGCCGGTAAGCCGGTTGTCGCGATGGAGACCTTGCTGTCCTCAGTCTTTGGTCCGGCCGTCATGCGCGGAGTCTGGCTGCTCCTGATCTCGGTTTGTACGGCGTTCACGCCGTGCTTTGGCGATTTCCCAGCCGAGGGCTCCGGCTGAAGTCAGCGCCGTCAGGAGCGTACTGAGTGTGGCGAGGATGCTGGTCAACGTCGGTCCCTTCTCGGGACCTGACACTCAAGCGCGCGCCAGAGTCCCGGCACGTCAAATGCCTGGGTGTCTCTAGCGCGCCTGCCTGCCCAATGCAGGCCCCCCCGGGGGAAGCGCGGCGTGAGCGCCTTAGCAGTCGCCTCCTAGCTGGGAAGCCCACGCATCAGAGTTCTGCCGTCGACCCGTGATCGGCAAACGTCCCCGTACACAACACAACTTCATAGCGAGGGAGCTCCAGCGTGGCGAAGCCGCTGGCAATGATCACGGGCGTGGCGATCGCCCCGGGTATCTCGCGTAACAACCGCCTGTACACGGCTCAGAACATCAGCAAGTTGGTGGAGCGCGCCAACGCCCGTATCAACAGCGGCGACTCGCCGATTACGATGCGCACCCACCATGGCGCAGGGGACGACTCCACTCGGATCGTCGGACGAGTCACCCGCATCTGGCAGGACGACACCGGCGCCGCCCGCTACGAGGGCGAGATCGCCGACGCCGGCCACGGACCCACCATCGCCGGACTGCTTCCCACCTCCGAGACGGACACCTCGGCGGCACTGCGCGGGGTCAGCATCCGAGGCCGCTGGGCCGCACCACCGCGCAAGGCCACCACTGAGAACGGCACGACCGTGGAGACCGCCGACGATCTGGAGATCGACGGCTTGGACTTCACCGCCAACCCCGGGGTCTCCGGCGCACACGCCGTGGTCGTCTCGGCGGCCGAGGTGCCGAACGTCCCGCCGACGGCGCCGAACTCCGGGAAGTCGTGGGAGAACACGGTCCAGTTTGGGATCGTCGAGGCCGCGCCGGCCCCCGAGCTCGTCGAGACCGCAGACCCCGCTGAGCGCGCGCCGGTCGCATACGCCGACCGCGGTGACTACCTGCCCGGCGGCGTGAAGCGGTTCCCGTTGGATACGGTCGAGCATGCCAAGGCTGCCTGGTTCGCGCTGCGCGAGACCGGCACCGCCCGGCACTACACCGCTGCCCAGCTTAAGCGAGTCCGCGGCCGTGCCACGAAGGCGCTGACCGAGTTCGGTGTCTACACCGACTCCACGGCCGGATGGCTGATCGAGGCCCCGACCCGGATAGTCGCGGAGGACGCGGGGGATGGAACCCCGGGGTTCGGCGGCGCCTACCGAATTTGCCTGACCAACGGACCGACGCAGGTGTCCGTGTCCTGCTATCAGCTGGACCCGCACGACCTGGACGCGGTCGGCCGCGCCGCCATGACTGGCGCCCTCGGCGCGATCAAGGCGATCGGCCCGGACCTGGATGCCGACATTGACATCCCCAGCGACGGCACCGAGGCCGCACCGGCGGCGCGGGCCGCCGAAATCGCGGCTGCTGCCCCATCTACTTCTGCCGCGCCGGTCCCGGCGCCGGACATCCCTGACCCCGTACATGAAGAGGACGATGCTGTGGCCGAGGAGCCGACAAACCCGACCGCCGGTTTCGCGCCGGCCGACACCGCACCTGCCGCCGTGCCGGCCACGGCCGCCGCTGAGCCGGACAAGCTCGACAAGCTCACCGACATGATCGGCAAGCTGGTCGCCGCGATCGCCCCGGCCCCGGCTGCCGCGCCGGTGCCGGTCGAGACGGCGCCGGCCACGCCGGTCGCTGAAGCCGCTGCCTCGGCGCCGACCGCCGACCAGCTCGCCCTGCTGGCGGGGCTGATCGGAAGTCCGGCCGGTGCGGCCACTCTGGCGCAGGCCGCTGCGGCACAGACCGCCGCACTTCAGGTGCAGGCCGCGGCCGCACCGGCGCCGGTGGCCGAGACCGAGGACCAGCGCATCGTCCGCCTGGTCTCCGAACAGGTCGCAGTCCGGGTGCAGGACCTGGTCGAGTCCGGGCAGCTCGGCGGCGGACGCAAGGGACTGACCGCCACCGCCCCGGGCACCGCGCCGGGTGCGGCGACGGACCCGGCCCTGAACGAGAACGGGTTGCCGGAAGGCTGGCCGAACAAGCCCCTGCACGAGTACACCGAGGCCGAGTTCTCCAAGTACGCCTTCCCGCAGCTGGAGTCCTACGTCCTGAACGGCCGCGTCCCGCGCGCCTGAAACGCGGACCCGGCACCACGAAGTCCTGCATGACCCTGCGGCCGGCAGCCGCACGTCCTAGACCGCCACCCCCCCCGTGCTCGGGGATGGTGCCTCACGGCAGCGATGGTCACACCCGTGACTATCAAAGCATTGAGGTATCCCCTTGACTGCCGAACTGCGCGAGGCGCTCAACGCCGTCGGCGCATCCCCGTTCCTGCCCAAGGTCATCGACCCGGTGATGGTGGAGCTCCAGCGCCGCTACTCCCCGCTGGTCACCGCCATCCCGGCTATTGCCTGGCCGACCGACGTCTACAACTTCAACACTCGCACACAGGTCGCCTCCGGTGGCTGGGTCAGCGACGGCGGCGCCTCCCCGGTTTCCAACGGCTCCTACGTTCAGAACCAGTTCAAGATGGCCCACTTCCAGACCGTGGGCAGCGTCACCGGCTACGCCCAGGAAGTCACCCAGCAACTGGTCAACCTGCGTGAGACCGAAATCAAGGGCTCCATCCGAGGCATGACCTGGGACCT